GATCAAGCTGTTGAGCAGGGTGACATAGACCGTGCCGCCTGGCTCTGTGAAGAAGAAATAGCCGTCTTGGAAGGCGACAGAGTTCGGACCCGAGAGCGAGCCTTGTCCAGTGTAAGCGGTTGGAGTCCCCGTGAAGGCGGCATAGGTTCCGGTGCCGCCGCTCAAATCGCCTGTGGAAGGAGTTAGCGTCGCGATGCTCGCCCCGCCGCCTGGGATGACGCCCATGACGATAATTGACCATCCCCATGTGCCGCTTGTCGTCAAGGTTGGGTTGAAGGTGACAGCCGTCTTTGTCGGATTGAGAATAGTCCCTCCCGCCTCCACGAAATAATTAAGGCCAGAGGTTTGAGACGCCTCAACTGGAGGCGTGGAGAACCCAGACGCTTGCGTGTATGTAATCGCAGCATCTCCAGTCACCGCTAGCATACCGACGATAAGTTCAAAATCGCTGCTTGGAACGCCGGAGGTAATGCTAGGGCTTGACGTGTTCGCTAATCCCGTCGAGGCCGTCACGGCGGGATCGATCGGAGCGAGAGCTTGCGCGCCCGTCACATAGAAGGCGGATATCGTAACGACCGATCCGATCGTCTTCTTCGTGAATGTAATTGTCCCACTCGATAGAGCGGCCGAGTTGGCAAAATAGAACACCTGTTGATAACCGGAGCCGCCGCCGCCCAATATTTGTGACGCGCCAAACGTATAGGTTCCATTCAGGGAATCAGAACAAGACCCTCCAAGAGCTTCATACGAATTGATGCAGACCATGATCAAAGAGCCGGCCGGAACCGTGACGCCCGTCAGCGCGCATGTCCCTCCGGAGCTGCTTGTCGCTGTCCCTATGTTCGTGGCGGTGAGAGCGACCGCGTTTTGCTGCGCAAAGCTCACGACCGTTTGATTGCCGATCGAGCCTTGATGACTGGCGGTGATGACCGGGCCGACTACCGTCGATGTCAGATTGGCGGCGCTCAGAACAGAATTCGCGTTGATGAGCGCGTTCAACGCAGCGGCGATGGAAGACGCCGTATCGCTGGGGGCGATCGTATAGGTGATCGAAACCGGAAAGCCGGTCGGATCGAGAGCCGTCAGAGCGGGATTGGAGAACACGAGGGTGATCGTCCCGCCCGCATTGAAATTGGCGCTCAGGATGGTGATAGTCGCCGTGGCCGCCGTGACCGTCGCGCTCCCTAGCACATAGGCCCCGTGGTCGAGGTCCACCGCAACGACATCCGGAACCGGCGCGGCCTGATTGCGTGCGATCGTGACCTTTTTCGTTCCCGGAAAAGAACCAATCGACGTGACATTGCCGCTGGCGTCAATGCTCGAAGCGTTGTTCGCCCAGGTCTCGATAGAGGCGCTGTTGACGACGAGCCCGCCACGATATCCGCTGTTCGCGGTCAGGGCGTGCAGGGACAGGCCGGCCGAGCGAATCCACTTGTATTTTTTCTGCTCGCTCTCTCCCAACGGCTCAACATAGCCGTTGATGAGCCTCCCTTCGCTTTCCTGTGGATCGCTTCCGGGAAAGCTGGACAGCGGAAATGGGATAGGGACGGGAGCGCCGACGCTCATATCAGAAGCACTCGACGCGGAGCGCTTCGCCGGTCGGACGGCCGCGCGTCATCTGCTTCAAGCTCATAGCGGCCATCCCTGATCCGGGCGGATTGCCAAGGCCGGCGCTCACGAGCGTGCTCATGAATTCCGCCGTAGCTCCAAACTTTGTCGCGCACTCGCCGGCGACGATCGCCGCGAGGTCTATAAACCACTCTGCCGGGATGTTGGATGAGTCTGGCACATAGATGATCTCAAGCGCCGCCAGCTTGCGGAAGATCGCATCAAGACGATCTGTGACGAAGTTGACATCCTCGGGAGCGACCGTTTGCCCGGCGCGCAGCACGCCAAGATTGGCGAGCGCCTCAAGAACGAGATCGTTCGCCGTGTAAAATTCCGACATCGCTTACATTCGCCAGGGAAGCATGAGAATGCCATGCTTGATGAAAAGCTTGGCGACAGCGACAGAATCCAAGCCTTCCATCAAGGCCATATCCCGAAGCTTCGGCTCAATGAGCGTCCCGAGATAGCGGATTCCGACATCGCCGATCTCGCATTGCTGGCGCAGCGTCTCTTCAGACGCCCACTTCTCGGCAAGCTGATCGACCGTCGTCGTCTCTTTGAGCCATTCGACGACATGGCCGCGATAGGACATATCGTCATCGGGGCCGCGATTTGGGTTCTTCGCGGGGATTCCGGAGCCGACGTGAAAGTAGCGATTGCCGCGCGCCGCCTTGATCATCGACGCGTCCGAAACCTCGACGGGCACGCCTGCCGGGAATGTCATCCGACGCCACGAGCAAACGTCCGGGTCTCCCTTGCCCGGCATGTACGTAATCGTCTCGACCACGCTTGCCACTTCCGCTGCATCTTCGGCGGAAGGAATCTCTTTGGTCGCGGTTTCTTCACTCATCATCGGCGCCTTTCTCGGCTTTCCCTTCGGCCATGCCAATTTTATATCCTCTGCAAAAAGGGACGGGGCCGAAGCCCCGCCAACTCAGTTGTCGTTATTCTTCGCGAATGTGATGACAACCGTCACCACGCCCGCCGTCGCCGCCGTCGACGTTTGCTGATAGCGGATGTAAAGCGGAACCGCGCTATTCAACGCCGTCTGCAACGACGTGTTGCCCGTTGCCGCCAAACCGAGACCCGCCGCCGCCGTCAGATGGTAGATGCCGGTCGATCCGAGCGTCACCGAGGCGTTGGCGCCCGTTGTCGCCACAAAGTCCGTTCCGGTCTTCGTCGCGCCGATGGACAGATAGTTGTTTCCAGCGGCGTTGAAGGCGGTCGTGACATAGGCGTCGATCGCGAGAATGTAGGCGTTCGCCGGCAGCGTCGCGAACCACACGCCACTAGCGATGTTCGAGTCATTGTAATTGACCGTCACCCGCGCATAGCAGACTTCCTGGCCAAGCTGGCAGTTGCGCTCGGGGATGATCTTCGTTCCGGCCTGCACGCCAGGGTCGACGGTGTAAGCCGAAACCGGGCTCAGCGCGGACGACGCGAGAAGCGCCGCAGCGAGAGCCGATTTGAGGAGGTTCTTCATTTTAGTTCCTTTCGGAGGTTGACCAGATAACTGCGATCCTCTATCTTTTTCCCCTCACAGGAGGCATAAAGATGAAAGAGGAATGGCGTCCCGTCGTTGGCTATGAAGGAGTCTACGAAGTCTCCAATTTTGGCAACGTGGTTAGAGTTTCCAGTTGCACCGGTAAGCCTTGTCGCAAGCCCCTAAAGAAGGAACTGAGAAAAGGCTATCGCAGCTTCACGCTTTCTATGGACGGAACCACGAAGCATGTTTTGGCGCATCGTGAAACTTGGAAAGCCTTTGTCGGCTCCATTCCTGATGGAATGCAGATCAACCATAAAGATGGCGACAAAGACAATCCGCACCTTACCAATTTGGAGGTCGTTACTCCTTCCGAGAACAAGCTGCATTCCTATCGCGAGCTTGGGGCGTCTAAGCCAATCCCCCCGGCGAGCGGGAAGAAAGGTTCCGAGAACTTGAACGCAAGATTGACTGAGCAAGATGTCATAAACATCCGGCGCATCATTGCGTCTGGCGAGACGCAGGATGCGGTTGCCCGCATCTACAACGTCAATCAGACACAAATATCCCGCATCGTTCTCAGAAAGAGTTGGGCGCACATATAGCGCCCAACTCATTGATTTTATTGCGTTATCACGCGTCCTGAATTGCGGGAAAAAAACCCGTGAACACAGCCCATTCCTTCAAGTTGCCTGCCGCGGTCTTCTTGAAGATTTTCTCCACGCCGTAGGCCATCTCAATGCCGGCGCCCCGATTGAACTGGTAGTCGTCCTCTTTCAAGAACGTCGGGGTAGGCATCTTTCCCCAGCACCACGCCATTGCCGACTGACCGCAGAGGAAAGCCGGAGCGACGCGGATGCTGCTAGCGCCAGCGTTCGTGTAGAACGTCGGCAGAAGCAGCGACAGCTCGGGGATTTGACGGATGATCACGCCATCATAGAGAAGATCGCCGTCAACGAAGATCGGGTTTTTCAGATAGCCCGCGTTCTCACGAGAGCGCGAGTTCTGGTTCGCCGTCTTGATGTCGGTATCGTTCTGGCAGTCGCGGAATTGCTCCTGCCCGACGAAGAGGACAAACCATTCCGTGCCGTTGTCCTTCAGCTTGAAGGGACGAATGCGCGGATTGGCGACCATCGCGCGGCGCTTCATGACCTGAATGAGCGCGCCGGAGATGTTGTCCGTTGTCGCAGTGATATTGCTCATCGTCGTGGCGAAGTTGCCCGCCGAGAGGTTCGCGGTGTTGGAGTGCCCGATCTGGATTCGATCGGCGTTGTCCGTGAGCCAGGTGTTTCGCTGGGTCGCGGTCGCTGCATCGAACAGCAAGCCGTTGACGCGCTGTCCGTTGTTCGAGCCGAGGCCGGCCGGAGCCGACTCGGACGGGAGCGCATAGAACGCTTGGCAAATCTCGTCGCGCTGAAGCTCCTTGCCCCAATCGGAGAGCATCGGTTTCGCTTCCGCGAAAAGATCGATCGACGACAGGTTCTCCTGCCGCTTGTTCATCTTGACGGCGTTACGAGCCCAATCGATCCACGCGCGAGCGCCGTAGTTGTCGATCGCCTCTTCATTGCCGACCAGCGTCCCGCTCGCAATGGCGGTCGCCTGGAGGCGCACGACCAACGGGATATTGATCTGCT